TATGATTGCTTTGATTGTGTTTGTGTTGTTCATGTTAGTTTCCTCCTTCTTTGTTCATTGCTTCTTTCAGTTTTTCAATCTCTTCCTGTTGTATCTGCACCATTTTGATAAGATACGGGACAAGTTTTGAATAATCAATTGCTAATACCTTATTCTTAATTCCTTTACTTGCATCAAACTCTTTTTCTGAATAACCTTCCGGTACTGTTACACAAGAAGGAATAATATCTAAGGTATCTTCGGCAATTAAACCATGCTGATTCTTTTCACCACCGTATGCTTCAATGTAATCAAAATCTACCGGTTTTAATCGAAGAATCTTCTTTGCTTCCTCTTCTGGCATATCTACAACGTTTTCCTTTACTAATTTAGAGGACGGATTTGTAAATGATGTACCATAAACCGGTGCATAGGAACTTCCACTCCAATTTGCTTGACAATAAATTGCACTTCCTACTATTGCAGTTCCACCACTTGATGCCCCGAATGTTCCATTTGATTGTACCCTTGCCACTTGGCTACCATTTCCATTGCAAAACTGATGGATTCCACTGTTTGTTAAATAATTAAAAGTTGAACTTGAATCTATTAAACGGCTTGTATAGTCTGCCGAACTTCCACCATAATGAAAATCAATAAATGGCACACCACCTTGTCCAAATATCTCTATGCAAGGTGGATTGTTCGGAAGGTAATTGTGCGAATGCGAACTAGGTGGATATGTTGAAGGCTTTCCTGTAACACCACTCCAAGGAACTTTACTAGCATTTGCTGCCGTACCTGCACTTGATGCATATTTCACACTTTGCTGACCAATATTCCCAGTCGTGATTGCCGTTGATGCATCCTGCTTACTCTGGTTCAGTTCATTAAATGCAGCTTCAACTCTATCTTCCAAATCATTCATAGTTTCCGCATTAAAGGCATCACCTTCAACGGAGATTGTCCCCTCACTTCGTGCCACAGTAACCAACTCTGTGTTCCCATCCTCTTTTGTTAATAACCGGCGGTTGATAAATTCCGCTACCCGGTCTTTCCATGTTTTCTTATTAAAAGCCATAATCTACCTCCTATAAAAGTAATCCACTAGATTCACCTGCATAGATCTCTGTTCCACAATAATAATGGAAATTATTCAGCAGGATTTCATAAACATCACTTAAAATCTTTTCGATGTCATTCCATTTTTCAAAAGTATTTACCGGTTCTTCTGGGACTGTTGGTGTGGTGGAATGAATGCAGTAAGCACTTCTGATTTTTCCAGTATTCTCTCTGATTTCATCAAACAAGGTGACTGTAGGAATCTCCGGCACATCACTTACTGTAAGATTCAGTTCCAGCACATCGGACAACAATTGAATGTTATTCTGGATCCGTGTTAAATCCGAAATATTCAAAGAACCTTTCATACCAGCAGACCATTCCCTTTTTTCTGAATCAGCGAAATTCTTCCATCCTTTTTCCAGTAATTCCAGAACCCGGTAAACATCATTCTGTGACCGGTCTGTCACGGCTTCTATCCAAAGCAGCATACTCCGTCACCTCTTTTTCCTTTAAGTCAGCTATTTCTTTCTTTAGCTGCTCATTCTCTGCTTTTACCTGCTCATTTTCTTCCTGCAAAGATTTAATAATCTGATATGGATTAAGCAAATTCAATTTCATTAGATAATTCCACCCCCTCCAGCATAAAGTTCTGTGCCTGCATAATAATTTTCTGTAACCACAACAGAATATCCACGACAACTTGCAGTTGCTATAAAGCCACCAGTCAAATCAATCGTCTGACTTTCAATTAATGTTGTAGAAGTGTTTCCGGATGTATCTGTTACATTTATCCAGTTTCCAACCTCTTCCAAATCTAAAAGAAACTTCATATCAATCTTTCTTCGCAGGGAATAGTAATCTAATAACCGCTTTGCAATATCTGGAAGATTCTTAAGGTTATACAAAGTTATTGTGCCAAATGATTTCACAGATTCTGATTCCCCGGCTTCCAAGTGAGTCACATTTTCCTGATATGCCACTTTAGCATCAGCATATTTCTTTCCAGTTATGGTGCATGTACCTGCTTTGTTCATTTGAACTTCAATATAATTCGTTCTTACTGTCTTCGCAGTTCCACCAGTTACTGTAATGGACGCAATCTGATACGGTTCTGAAAAAGTGATTCTATTTAATCCTTTCGGAAGATAGTCATTGTAAATCTCACTATCCTTATCTTCTAATGTATAAACACTTCTTTCTATTGAAACACCGGAAACATAGCAATCCAATGATACTGAAGTATTTCCATTGAACTTCCGGTCTGGTCCCACAGTATACTTTACATATCTATCCGGCTTATAGACCTTTACCGAATCACTCCTGCTGTCACTTGCCAATGCGCCACAGGCAAAACAAACCATCTGTAAAGCTTCTCTGCAGGTCTGTATCTCCAAATATCCATCTAAGAGGGTGTTATATACTTCTTCCTCAATGGAATACTTTGTTATTCCGGCACTGGCAAATATACTCTCCAATATTATTCCGGCTTTTCTGGACTTGTAAATTTCACCATCGTAATAGGTATACTTATCCATCAAGCCGATTTTATCGATCATCTTAAAATTCACGATATTCTTTTTAAAAGAAAAATCATCTATATGGAATGTACCTGCCGGAATTTCTTTACCGTCCTTTATTTCCGTTAATGTAATCTGCTGTGTTTTCTGCACCGATTTCCATGCTCCATTTTCATTGCCAATATCAAAATCATTGTTGACATCCACAATCTCTAACTCTGCTTCATTAATGGATAAGGATGCCGATGTAAAATCCACTTCCTCTGTAACTTTCCCAGACTGGATTAAGTCATCCTGCCATGCTATGTATAGTCCATATAGAATGTACTGCAATCTTGCATAACACTGTGGATACCTGGTCTTAGTTATTTTAATAATGACCTTACCATAATTCTGCACCGGGCAATTGCAGGTAAAGACAATCGCATCAGGGTAAAACACTTCACTTAATAACTTGGTTCCGCCCAATGTATACCACTCAATTTCAACCTCTTCCGGATAATCCATTCCAAAATACAATGTCAGACCAGATGATGAATGTGCCTTTTCAAAAACAACGGTAAGTGTCGGAGCAGTTGCAAAGCTGCAATCTGCTCCTGACATATCGGTGCTCCAAAAAGCTACGTTCTCTGGATTGGATTCCACAATCTGCCTGCTGCCATCAAGTACAAACTGATTCAATTCCAAGGTTCCGTATTCCGGTACTTTTCTTTCTGCCTGCAGATTACTTAATTGTCCAAAGGATTTATTCTCTGAACTGGAAGGAGTTGCATCTTCTAATGCTGATACATCAGTAAATTTCATTTCTGCTTTACAGCCTGTCCTCAATGTAATCCCTCCTTATGCTGTCTTATATGGTTTCTTAGATGTCATTTTCCAAGACAGCCCTTTATACTGTGCACCTGTGTCAAGAACCTTCTCCACCTCATCCTTAATGGAAGAAAAGTAGCCGTAGAAATCAAACTGCTTTGATGCATCCGGTAAGGATACATGGTGGAAACGATTGGAACAGTCTGAAATATGCTCTATCAGACTGTCATACAGGCTTGCATCTTCAATCGTACCAATTGATATTTCATAATTCTTATAAAGACCAATGGTCTCCATTTTGGTATCTCCATCTTCTGTCCTCTCTGCATATTTTTCCAGGAAGTCCATTGTCCGGGATATTTTTACAAAGGGGATATCATATGTAATTCCATCAATCACAAGACCTTGTGTATATACTGCCATACCTGATTATCCCCCTCATCCTGTTACTAATCTGACACCGATTCTCTGTGATTCGGCATTAAAATAAGGTAATTCACATTTTGCAAATGCTTTACCATCTACTTCCATCACAAGTGTTGTCGGTGTGTTATATGTTGGCATTCTGGAAGCCAGCTTTCCTGCCAGTTCATCCATCCAGCCGGTATTGTTCTCCAATGGTAAGACTGCTTCTCTTCCGGCTTCTCCGATTTCTGCCAGTGTAGCACCGGTTGTAATACCGCCATTAGCCAGTCTTGGCAAACTTACCTTGCTCAATTCCGTAATATTAAATCCAAATGTTTTACCACCCAAAACCGGAACCCAGTCCGGGACATCAAAGGAAAGATTATTCAGTGCTCCGATTACCGTATTAATTCCACCAATGACACCGTTTGCCATTCCCTCAATACCACCAAGGATGCTATTAATAACACCTTTTATTGCACCCCAGATAGCATCAAAGATATTTGTTACAGTGGTTTTTAATCCACCCCAAATCTTATCCCATACACTTTTAATTGCATTTAATGTATTGGATATGCCTGTCTTTATACCATTAATGGTACCGGTTATTGCACTCTTAATTCCATCCCACACTTTTGATGCAGTATCCTTGATTTTTCCCCAGATATTGCTCCATGTCTCTTTTATTTTATTAATTACATTGGAAATTACTTCTTTGACCTTTTCTATTGCATTGCTGATGAATTCTTTAATCTTCCCCCAGATTTCAACAGCTTTTTCTTTTATGGTATCCCAGTTCTGATAAAGCAAAACACATATTGCTATCAGTGCACCAATAACTAAAATAATTGCCAATATCGGACTTGAAAGTGCCGTTGTTACTGCAGCGGCTATTCCAGTTACTACATTATATATACCCATTACAATGTTATAGGCAGCCACAGCACCAGCAAGGATTCCAAGGGCAATAGCCACTGCTTCTATAATAGTTGCAGCGGTTTCATTCTGTGTCACTCCCACAAGAAACTCATAGATACCTTCTAAAGCATCAATTACACCTTCTCCAAGTGCAGAAAATATTCCACCCCAATCAATTGAACCTAGGAAAGTGGCTACATCTGTACCTATTTGCTGCCAATCTGTTTCCTCTATTGCTGTTGTAATAGTATCCAAAAGTCCCAGGATAAGACCACCAACAGTCAATCCTAGCTTTCCCCAGTCCACAGAACTAAAGAAGGTGCTAATGCCTGCTGCAATGGATGAGCCAAGACCAGACCAATCATATGATGTTATAAATCCATATGCCGTATTTATGCCTGCCATAAGTGCAGATGCCAACGTCATGCCAAAGGTAACAAAAAGCATCGGTGTTATAGCACCCTCAATTCCTTCTGCAATTTTTGTTCCAAATGTTTCAAAATCAAAAGTTGTAAGAAACGTATATGCAAACAACAACCCCGTCATAAGACCATTACCTATTGTTGTTCCAATAAGATTCCAATCCAGACCGGAAACGAATCCGTTCAAACCATTTGCAAGATTAATCGCAAAATTAGCAGCCTGTGTCTGAATAAATCCCCAGTCAATAGCTGACAATGCTTCATTCAATTTCTGTGCTACAAGGGAACCTACACCATACCAGTCACCACTATCAACAGCACTTTTAAACTGCTCTGCCCAGTCGGATACTACTCCAACATCCGCCTGCTCAAATCCGCTTCCATCTGCTCCACCAGAGGAAGAACCGCCGCCACTTCCAGATGCATCATTCTTCTGTAACACATCCAAATCATCAAACCCAGCAAGACTTCCTTTTGCATTGTCCGCAGATTTTCCTACATTATTTAAAGATGCAGCATAATTCTTATTCTGTTTAATTGCCTGTGTATAGGTCTTTTTCCCACCGAGGATTGCAAAGAACCTTGATACGGCATTAGCAGCCGCACTTATCCAGTCAATCAGTTTTACCAGATATGGAATAACTGCACTGATAATCGGTGCAAAGGCTACTGCCAGACTGTTCTTAAGCATTCCGGTAGAGGATACCAGTGCAGACATATTTTTATTGTATTCTTTCGAATATACTGCCAGATTCTGCAACCCGCTCTTAAGGAATTCCACACCCTTTGACATTGCCTGGAATACGGCCATGCTAAGAACCATCTGACGCATGGTTTTTAAAAGATTGGAAAATCCACCGGAAGTTTTATTCGCTCCTGCACGTAAATTTTTTAATTTAGAAAGCACACCACCTATGGAATTCTTTATCTTCTTTAATCCATTTACACCTTTCTTTACTCCATCACTAACTTTGCCAACAACACCACCAAGCACTTCTTTCATCTGCTTTAACTTTCCAAGCAGTCCATCCGGCGCATTTCCTGTTTCTTTTGTCTTAAGAGCCAATTCCTCTGATTTTTTATTTAATACAGCCATATCAGCATTAGCATTTTGAAGATCCTGCTGTAATTTCTGATAAGCATCTGTATTCACAGAGTTAGTAAATGCATCACCGGAATTCTTCATTTCATCCATCTTTGCGGATATACCAAACACTTTTTCTTCTGCATCTGCAATCTTATTATTCAAAGTATCCCATGCATTTCCAGAAGAGATTCCAGCAGCTTCCCATTGATTCTGTTCCGCAATCAATGCCTGCATTTCGGACTGTGCTTTCTCAAGTTCAGCTTCTAATGCCTTAAAGGAATCTGTTTTTATAGTCGGTGCTTCCATACTCTTCATCTTCTGAGTGATTGCATCAATCTTTTGTGCTGTCTTATTCATGCGATTCTGCAAAGACATCAACTGGCTTGTAGCATCTTTTGTATCAATTTTTGTATTTATCCTGATTTCACCATCGTAATTACTGCTTCAGCATCACCCCTCTCGGAATAAATCCAGTGCTTCATCGGTTTCCTCTTTTTTACGTTTCATTTTCTCTCGCAGTGCATCGACTTCATCAATCTTTTGCTTTTCTGCATCTGTATAAACACGCTTCTTTTCTTTTTTCTCTTCCAATCCATAAATGTACTGGGCATTTCGGATAGATTCTCGCTCTTCCTTGGACATCTTGCTTTTCAGTTTCTTCCGGCGAATATCCACAACCTGCAAAAATGAGGATTGTCGTTGCGGCATATTCCAAAGCATTCCCATAAATTCCCACCAATGCAGATCTGCTTCATTCAAATTGATACCATATATTTGCCGGAAGTCAGCATATATTCTCCACTGGTCATTATTAAAATCCATCAGCCGCCTTTTATCACGTTCCTTAGGACTTCTATCATGACACCAGCCATTCAGAAACCATTCCAAACATTCCTGCACCTGCTCTTTCGGTGGAACTTCACCCGGAAAAAGAAGATTTGCAATGACATCTGCCTTTTCAAAATCTTCCAGTTCATCATCTTCAAAGACAAGATATATCTGTATTCCAATCTGGAACCAATAATTTATAGGATATCCGTTCCATTCTGTTGGTAACGGGTCCAGTAACACATTATTCATGTCTACTTTCCTTAAACTCCTGAATCAATTCATCCTTCGTCTTGGTATGCTTTCCACGTTTTCCAGCATTATATTTATTCTGTGTTCTCTTGATACGTTCTCCGTATGCTTTTTCCATGATTGGCACAAGGCTGTCTACCAGTTCTGCAAGGGCAATTTCATCCGGTACAAAATCCGGATTCAGTTCGTAATTCTCCCGGAATACCTTTCTGCAGAAGTTTTCTCCGAATACCTTATCCAGTTCTTCCATAATTTTCTGTGAAGTCATTACATGAACATTGATATATGCCATTAACTGAGCCGGATTAACATCATCCTCGATATCCTTGAACTTCTGTTTTACCTCTTCCATCTCTTTTTTTGCCGATTCTGACATCTTATCGATATTCTCATACAGATGTACGAAACGAGAAAAAACAGTAATATCATTACAGTCCAATACCAGTAAATCATCCTGCTTATTCACACTAATCTCTAATAAGTTCGTTGCTCTTTCTAATCTCTCCATAATTATCCTTTCAACAAGGGCAGCCCTAAAGACTGCCCATATATTTTCTATTCACTTGCTTTTGGTGCCCAGGTGTAACCACTTTCTGTAATAGTGATTTCACCTAATTCTACTTCACCATTACCCTGAATCTGAATTGCAGAGGTAAGGATTCCGCCACCCTCTCCACCAGTGGATGATGGTGCAATAATAACTGGGATTCTGATACAGTCACCTTTTCCACCGGTAATATCAGATTTGTAGAAACGGAAGTAATACGTCTCACAATCCTTTCCGGTTGGGAATGTTTTGAATCCATTATCAATAGCTTTCTGGAAGTCATCATTCAGATACTCCCTCTCTGGGGACATGGAGAATTCATATCCCTTTAATGTAGATGCTTTCGCTTTCATATTTACATACTGCGTACTCTCTACATCAGGGCCCCAATCTTCTGTAAGTTCTGTAAATCCGTCACCCATCTCTACAATATTCGCTGATTTTCCACCAAGCCAAGAACCAATATCGATAAGTGACACCATATTTGTTCTATCTTCTGCCATTTTCTATCATCCTTTCTTGAAATATAATAAATTGAATCCGCACTGGAAAACGGAAGCACCGCTTTCATCTTTTCCAGATAGGATAGTTGTCGTTGTTCTCTCTATCTTCCGGATAGTTCTTCCTTCCGAAAGTGGCGGATATTTCATACTTTCTAACCATTCCGCTAATCCCTCAAGACTACGTCTCTTAACAATTACTGCCTTATTTGTAGTCGGACTGCATTTAAAACATACTGAAAAAGGAAACTGTGCTTCAAACGAGCCGGAAACATACTGCTTTGTTATAACTGCTCCGGATAACGGAAATATTCCTATGCTCTCTGATTCCTTAAGGTCATCCAAACATATCTTATTCTGTGTTACCGGAACATCTGGATATGCCGCAACGATACGAAGTACCGCTTCTGCAATATTATCCTGCTCTGTTATGCTAAGTGCTTTCTTATTCGTATCTGCCATTATGCGCCCCCTACTTCAATATGTGGTATAAGGTTATAATCATCAACATTCGTAACCTTAAAGCAGTTATCATACTTTTCTTTCATATAGGTAAAGAAATCCTCACATGGATTTTCCTGTGAGGTATCACCCTCTACAAAGAAATCTGCTCCGCCGGTGAATGTGAAATTACTTTCTTTTTCTGCAGACTGCTGCCATGCTTTCGGTGGCAGATATTTTTTTGTGTCTTCCGGCAGGAAATCCCATCTGACATATAACTTTGCGGAATCTGCTGAATCCAGTCCGCTATTTGATATATTCGCCCCTTTGGTAACAATTAACCGTACATTCTTAAGTACAGTTGCATACCAGGTTTCCGAACCCATTAAATCATCAGATGTTTTGTTATATACGGTAACAGTTTTGTTATAAAAGATATCTCCCATCTCACACCCCCGCATATAACAGACCAGTTCCGGCTAAATACTCAACTGCCGTATCATAAATAAGCCGGTTCTGTGCCCTCTTATCACTCAATACTGCGGTAACAAGAGTTTTATTATCTCCGTAAGTGATGGATTCTCCACCGCTTGAACGTGATTTTACATTGGTTTCATCTGTTGCTGTGGCTGTCTTGGTAGCCTTATCAATCTCATAAAGTAAATCAGCTATTGCACATGCTGCTTTCTGCAATGGTTTGTTGAATTTTTCCAATGCTTCACCTGTAAGATTGTCCTGTGTAATAGATCTCAGCTTATCTTCTGCTCTTGATTCCCATTTATCGAAATCAGAGGATTCCTTTATAGAATCCCCATAATATGTCTTCTGATAGAATTCAAATGTGGTTATCATATCGGAATCCCCCTTTCTTCTTAGGCAAAATCAACCAGTAAGTCTGCATCCAGTTCTTTGATACCATAAATAATATCGAAAGAAACTTTGTCCTGTTTGTGATCAGAATCGTAATCGAATACAACTCTGATTCCAAGACCATCGGCAGATGCAATATAAGCATTCTTATTACCCATTGGTAACTCAAGGTTACGGGTAACAAGTGCAAGACCATTTCTGTGAAATCCGAGCGCATGAGCCTTGTTTACCACAAATGCGTCTGTTGCTGCCACATTATCCGGAATATTCTGATCTACTTTCACGGTACCTGCACCGGATGCAAGTGTTACATCCTCAGTTACAGTATACAGATAGCCATTTACAATTAACTGGTCACCTTTCTTAATAGTACTTGCTGCTGTGGTACCATCAGATACTGTAAACTGTGTTGCATCCTTAGTTCCTGCAACCTTGTAAGATTTCACTGTACCAGGTGTATCATTCTGATTTTCCGGGCAATTCTGGGACATGAAAGTCTCACAGCTATATACCTTTCCAATCTCAGATTCCTGTAATGCTGCAGAGTCACCCTTGTAGCACTGTTTTGCAAAGTTATCCAGAGTGTTATACTTATACAGAATGGTTGGTGGCAATACTAATCTTCTGTTGGCTCTTGGAGCCTTTGCCATGTCTAAAGCCTTGCCAACACCTGCAATATCCGTAATAGACGGTGTGTCTGATACAGTTGCTTTCTTATTAGCTTTGGAAATACCTACTGCTAACAAATCTGCATCAATCTGCTGTGCCATTGCCTGCATAGCCGGTGCAATAACCTGTTCAGAGAAGTCTTTAATATTTAATGTCATTTCTTTTGAACCAACATTAACCGTAATATCTCTGAATCTGTCCATTGTTACTGGTACGGAACCTTCTGCAATGTCCTGTGCTTCTGTCTGTCCGGTGAAGTTCTTAGCAACAAAGGTTGCCGGTTTTCTAACGGTGATAGTGTCACCTACTTTGACGAATTCTGCGGAATAATCTCTGTGGACAAGATTTGCCATTGTAAGATTACTCTGTAAAACCATCAATGCTTCATTCGCAATAATCTGCGGCGTTAAAATTGTGTTTGACATATTTAATCATCCTTTCCTATTTGTTCTGTGCTCTCCACTTCTTATAAGTGTCAAAATCCATTTTGTTCGGGTCACCAGTAATTGGCTCTGTGCCCTGCTGCTGGTGTGTCATGTGGTCTGTGAACTGAGCGGAATTGTCATCATCATGTTTCTGCTGCTCATCGACGAATGCCGTCGCATCTTCCTTTTTGTAAGCATCCACAAAATCATTAAATCCAACAAGTATTCCATTCTTCATTTTCAGCTTGTCTGACATAAGGTCAGATACAAATGCTTTCTTAGCACTATTGGAACTGAATTTAAGGTCTTTTACCGCTGCATCTACTGCATCTTTATAATCTCTTTCTTCCAGTTTCTGCTTATATTCATTTGCTGCTGTTTCCGCCTTTTCTTTCCACTCATCACGTTCTTTTGTGATGGTTTCAAGGTCTTTTCCATCGAATCCCTTTAAAGTCTCTTCTGCGGTCTCTGCACGTTCCTTATACTGGTCACGTTCTTCCTCCACTTTTTTTACTTTCTTATCAAGTTCTGACTTGGAATATACTTCCTCGCCGATGTTCTTCTTGATAGATTCTTTCATTTCGTCTGTCAATTCCAGACCAAGTTTTTCAAGTTCTGTGATTACTTTTAACATATTCTTACCTCATTCTTTCCAAGTTGTTGCTCCGGTCAGTCCGGCACGATTGAGTTGCTATTTACTCCATAGCTGGCAATTGCACAGGCAGGATTCGAACCTGCGACCACCGAAAAAGCATTCCGGTAAGCTACCTGGCTGCTCCACTGTGCACATATAAAAAAATGAGCCGAATAACCAATTCCTTTTAAGAATTGATTACGCGGCTCAAAGGCTCTATGGTAATCAGTATTTCATTTTTACACTTCTTACAGTATGCTGGGAAATTTCTTAGCTTAGTATCTTCCCGCAATTTCATAAAATGAGGATTCCCACATCTGGGACAACTATACCAAGTTATTTTCATTTCATCACCTAAATGCATTATATCATTTGGTTATAGTATAGTCAACAATTAATAGTTGTAAGTTATATCAAAAAAAGAAGGTACATATTAATATTGTACCTCCTTGCCTAACTAACACCAAGCAACCGTTCCCTCTGTCTCACCTTTACTTATCCCATGCAGTGCATGAATCGCATATATGTTTTCAAAATCTTCCTCTGATTCCTTTATAACTTCCCTTAGATTATTATCATAGTCCACAGTCACCAAACCAGCAGCATTTCTGTTTCCTTCCGGGAAGTATGAATAATAATATTTTGTTCCAACAATTTTCTCTAATAAAAATTCCAGCACTATTCTCTTCCCCTTTCTTTTAAATATTGCATAAGTTCTTTCTGGTAATTATATTTCTTTGTTACTTCATTATGCACCGGTTCATATTCTATGTCAATAGATTCACCCATTATATTATATTCTGCCAATTCATGCTTTAATAATGTTATATCATGTGGTTGTATATTGTTATTGTTTCTTAATCGTTGCCATGACTGTGCCATTTCATAATCAGGGTCAAATAAATGTATGGTTCCGTTCTTAAATAAGTGTTTATTAGTATAAATATGGTCATATACTTTCTTTATATCTGCTTCAGACATTCCGCTATTCTTTGCAATTGCCCTAACTTCATACATTGAATTCCTATTTCGAGTCTGCTCATATAGTTTTTCTGCTATACCTTGACGTTTACTACCATCTGGATCGTTTTTATAACTATAAACTGCTCCACTTTTTTTAATATTTTCATTTAACTTACTGCTAAACGCTCTTGCTCTTCCGTTTGCCTTTGCAGCCTGCTCCCGCTTATAGCCTGCAACCTTTAACCGGTCAGACTGCTTCTGTAAATCATTCTCTGTGCAGAATTCATTATATGCCTTATTCTGCTCTCTTAATTTATAAGCCAGCTTATCATAATCATTTTGGAGTATCTCCTTTACATCTATTTCAGCAACTAAATCTATTTCCTGCTGTTTCATTAATAATCGTCTTTTCGTGGCTCTGATGCTCCGCTCCATAGCACGCTGCTTCTGCTGATTCTGATACAACTTACGGCTTTCTTCCGTGTCTATCGTAGACTTTCCATTTTCATCAACATATGGATTCTTTAAAGCCTTGTCCCACGGTTGATGCGAATGTCTACAATTATAGCCATGTAAACCTAAAGGATTAACAACTTTTCCTGCTCCATTCTCTCCAATATCATATCCTGTCATTTCTAAAAGATTCGGATATCCCGGCTCACTTCCCCGGATCCGATATACTTTCCCCTGCCAATTCTCATGACCGGCAAGATATGGTTGCCCCGGTTGCTGGATTCTGGCTCCTAAATGAGCAGATACCAGTACATACTCTATTCCACCCTCTAATATGTATTGATTCGTAATTTGTGCACTGGTCTGATTCATGGATGTCACCACGCAACAACGAACTGCCGCTTCTAAGGAACGATGCGTGCCTGTCGGATATTCTACAACCATGCCTTTTTTAGCATAATTATCTAATATCTCACATACTGCACTGGAATAACTCTGCACTCCACTTGCTACTCTCATTTCCGCTTCATCTAACATCCTTGTTAAGTCTACCTGTGCCTGGTTCATTGTTGTTCTGGTCAGATTATCAAGTTCCCCCTGGCACTTCTGATATTCTGCATTCATAACGGACATAACTGCTTGATTTTCCAGTGGATTAACTATATTTATCCCCATCTGATTAAATGTACTTAAATCATCATTCCATGAGGTTATAACAGCATCCTGCAATAGTTCTTTCAGTTCCCTTTTACTTAAGCCGGTCAGCTTAGACAATTTATTCATTATCTCTGCCCGGCTCTCACCCATCTGCTCCAACTTCCAGATAAGTCTATCGGCAGTACCAGAGACAGATTGCGACTTCAAAAGCCGGTATGCTATATCCTTAAATATATAATCTTCCAACTGGCGGTATAATTCTATCATTCTATCCGCTTTATCATTAAAATACTCTGGTTTTAACATTCTATCCCTTTCCTACTGTCCTACGAACTAAATCAATCCAATGCTTAAGATTCTGCTCCTTTGCATGTTCAAACCAATGGTCTGTAGTGCCTGCTGCATGTTGTATTAAAGGTGTACCGGTGGGATATTTCTGTTCTCCCTTTTGAGCATATGAACGTCCATCCTTTGTAAGATACAATTCCCCTTCATACTGATAGTGTGCATATGGTGTATTCCAAGATATCTCATCTCCATAAAGCCCCTCAGGATAGCTTACGCTTCCCCTCAAGGCTCCCTGCTGAAATGGTATAAGATTATTGGAATCTGCAACAACCTGCATATTCAATAGTTTCTGTGCTTCCATTGTATTTCTGTCAAGCCGTGTGGTATTTACCTTTATATTTACATTTCCAACCGTTTTATCATATTGCACACTACATCCCTGCCTTATTCTTCTCCAAATAATTTTGATTCACTATCTGCTTTCATTTCCTCACCAATAGCCTTGGCATCCTCTTCTGAATAACCTTCAAATTTCACTAAGTACATCCAGAATGGTACCTTGCCATTGGTTACATACTGCCACCATCTCTTTCTATCCTCTTCTTCGTTATAAGTAATATCTCCAAAGTCATAGGATGGCACATAATTTCCTACCGGTGCAAAATTGTATAAATCTGCAAAAACAGATTGTGCATAATACAAGTCATTCAAACATTTTCTAAGGGCATCTCTAATATCCTTAATAAGCTGTATTGTTCTTCTATCATCTGCTTCTACCTGTGTTGCAGTTACCATTCCGGTTTTCTGGTCTAAAACAAAGTATCCATTCGAATAGCCGCACTTATAACCAATCTCTGATAACAAATGATTGATTCCAACCTGCCGGTCAGAACTTCTAAGAGGTCTTTCGATTGCCTGATAGAAATCATCCTCTGATGTGCCCGGTACTCTCTTAACATGATGCGGAAGTTTTATGTCAGATGGTGCATTTATTTTTCTGCCCGGCTCCTGCAACATAGTTTCACCAAGCAATTCTATATCCTGGCTATCTTTTATCTCACCGGTAAATCTGCTATATGCAATATCAAGGTCTTTTAATTCTTCCACTGCTTCGGAAAACAGAGACATTCCATAAGGACTGTCTAAATCCAAATCATTAGCATTCGGCATTGCAAACACACCAAATAACATAGAATCAATGTTTTCTCCGTTTTTCTTTGTCAGCGTAACATCCGGCTGCAGCATGGACCATTTTGTCATAGACAAATCTATTGGTTTTCCTATTTCCGCTTCATTATTTGATATATAGGCTCTATTCTGAATCAGATAAAATGTAACATCCTCATATTCTCCGCTCTCTTCATATCTGACTTTTGCAGTTCTGAAACTATGCTGCTCTAATTTCGTATACCAATTGTCACCGGACTTATATCTGTCCTGAAAACGCATTCCGGTAATCTTTCCCATTCCATCAACTTCTGTAACTTCAAAATTTGCCGGTGTAACAATATCCACTCCATTTCCATTTGGCTTTAATACAATTGTTCCAAATGCACAGCCATATTCCACCCACTTTCTCAGATGTGGCATTACTGCACTGTTATTCCAGTTCTCCATATAGTCCCCACGGTTGCCATCAAAACTTACTCCTATTGCAAGTGTGACAAGTCTTGCTGTTTCTGAACAAATGGATTTTGCAAACTTAATTGTCTTTATATTGTCCTCTGGGTCTACCCAATCCGGTCTGCCACTGTAAATATCCATCCAATACCGGATTGCCGTTTCCATTGCTCCGGAAATAATTGCAGTTGTTCCAAATTCACTCTTAGCTTCACTCTTAAACATCCTGTTCCACCATCCTTTTATCATACTTAAAAATCCCATTATGCTGTACTGCCTCGCTTTCTCCATATTGGTTCATAGCTGTATCTCAAAGCATCTATGATATGGTTATTAGCATCTGGATATCCAGATATCGGATTACCATCCTTATCCCTCTCATACTCATATTTTGATAATTCTTCATAGGCTGCCGGTGTTCTTGCCCGGTCTATAACAATGTGCCTTACCTGCAACCACTTCATTCCATATTCAATCGAACCGGGTCCTTTTATTGCTTCCCTTGCCGGAATCCCCATATCCTTATAATCATTTACAGATTTCTTTTCTGCTGAATCGCAGATAATCGGATAATCATCATATTTATGGTTCTTTATCCACTTTCCAGTCTTTTCGTTGCTCTGCTTATTCACATAATTTTCTGCAATCAGGTAGATAGTCTCCGTATTCCGGTTATAGTAAGACCTTATAAATGCGTAATGGTCTGGATACCATCCCCAGTCAACACCTTGATATATTCTGTCAAATGTGGCTATTTCTTCATCTGTAATTGTTCTGAATTCCAGATATTCAAAGACTGCACCACCGCTTCCATTTGCCTTACCCATATATTCATTCTCATAGGCTTCCGGATTGGTTTCTTTCAAATGCTCCGCTTCTTCTATGAAATCTTCGCCTAACCATTCCGGTGGAACATCCAGATATGTGCTGCGTATAACCATCATGGAATCCTTAGGTGTTGCAACATACTGATTTACCCAGCAATTCGCACTTTTTGGCGGATTAAATATCTTAATTATGTATGCACCACTGCCACCACGGATTGCAGACTGCTCAATTTTACGAACTTCCTCTTCTCCGCTGAACTGATCTAATTCTTCAAAGATTAATATTCCAATAAATCCAAACGGTGGCTTAATGGACTTTATCTTTGCCGGATCATCTGCTCCTCGGAAGAAAACCTTTTGTCCGGTTGGTTTATATGTAATTTCCAGTGGTGATAATTTAAAGTCCCAATTTTCCCTTACAAACATGGGATTCTCTGCCTGCTTATCACATCCCCATGCCATCTGTGCATATACAGAATCCCTCAGTGTATTTGCTACTTTACGAACTACCAGACAATGCATTTGTGGATTATTCATCATTATTTCATATGGAATTTCCATGCCACAGGATGATTTTGTGGAACCACGTCCACCGGGAAAAACATATTCTCTATGTCCATGCTTCCGCATATCTCTGACTGCCGGATGAAACACATCTGCAATGGTATCCAAGTCAGTATGATATATTCCACGGTTCAATGCTTCTTCTCGCTGCCTTTGTATCTCTTCCTGCTCTTCCTTTATTTTTAGAGACTTTTCCAAGTCAGCACAGGCTTTTAAGATATCTCCGTTTTCCGGTGTAAATCCAAAATCATCCTTACGTTCCCCTCTGGCAATGGATGTTCTGATTCTCTGTATTTCTGCTATATTACATATTCGCTCATCATCAATCTGTTTCTGTCTCTCCGCTATATAAGCCGCTACATGAGGTTTCTTGAGGTTATCCGCACCTGTTCTATAAGCTGTCCTCTGTGAGTAACCTGCCCTCTTTGCAGCTTCGGTTGCATTTCCTGTCTCAATATAATAATCAGCAAATGCCTTCTGTTTAATTGTTAATTCATCCTGCACTTACTCACCACCTTCATCCTCTAAATAATCAGCCGGTAATAATAACCTATCCGTCATTAAATACATCTTTCCATCTATATCCTCAAATAATGGCTCCGTACCGTTATAAATGATGTAATCATATCCATCCACAATAATGCCGTCCTGCTCTTCCAGCTCCACTTCTTCGTCCGATATTACTTCTATAGGGCATACCGATATTACTTCCCTAGTATCTTTCTTATATGTTACTATTGTCACCATTACCCACCGCCTTATATATCTCCAGTAGACACATCAGGGCATCCGCCTGTGATGATGTCCGTATGATTTCAAATGTCTGGTCTTTCCATTCTCCAAGTCTTTCATAATAATGGAATACCTTCGTGGATAGAGATACCATAGGAATGAACCGGTTCTGCTCTACTGAATAAAACTGGCTGCGATTAATACTGATTGCCAATCCGCTCTGTAATATTGCCATCTGAAGCTTTTTCATCTTGCTATTGATATTCACTCTTCCACCTCATTCACAATAAAAAAAGAGCCGAATACATAGATTTCTCTACATATTCGGCTCTTGGCTCTAAGTTAATTATAACCTATTTTTATGTCGTAGTCAATTTGTTATAACTTTTAATTTTATTTTTCCTTTTTTATGATAAAATCAAACTGATATTTTTGGTTTTGAATAATTTCTTGTACATTCACTATTGTTACTTTTACATAACCATCAGTTCCATACACTTCATATTCCCCAACTGTTGTTAATTCCATTAACTTAGGAAATGTAGAATCTACAATTCTGCCTATTTCAAGTTGATTTCCTATTTCTTCCAAGAATTCCCCATAATTTAAGTTATTTATTACTATTTTCTGCACTATTTTTCTCCTTCAAATTAATATAAAGTTTTATTTGATTAAGAACCCTATCAAATGCAATAATTCCAGGAATTATCGTTATATTTACTATTGCCATTAATAAGATTTTATCATCTTCTACAAATGTATCACTAAATTTCTGATTTAATTGAATATAACCATAGGCAAAGGCTTCTATCATAACCGCTAAAAAAACTATGATTTTTTTTAGTATCAATTCTCTTTCATTTTTTACAAATTGAGGTCTTGCTTTCCACTTAAGTCTCCAACTAAAATAACACCACACCACTGATAATATTCCAATATATGTATATATAATGTACCATTCCAAATTGCTCAACTTATAAATTGTTGAAACATTTTCTGCTGCATTGAAATAGCAACAAAGATAAATTCCATAAAAACAAAAAGAAAAACATAAATCAAACTTTTCTTCATTATCCTTTACCCTGTACTTTTTTTCAATTATCATATAGATCCAAATCATTATTATTCTTATCACGCAAAAAAGAGCCAATGACATTATCAAAATACTTACTATTTTCATTTTCTTTTCCTTTCAATATAATAATATGTATCAAAAAATTGACATAACAATTATACCACTTCACCGCCAGTATTCAATTTTCAAGGTACAAAAGTCGAGTGTTATCGACAAATTCTATGGGGTATTGCCTACTCTTTGATTCCATTCATTTATTGCAATATCTCTTTCGTCATGGCGTGCCACAATAGCTCCGGTGCTATCCATATCAACTCCAATAGTATGTTGCTTAGGTGAAGATACTTTACATTCTGAACAAACAATTTTAAAAGCAAAACTTGCTCCCACATGTGAAGCTGAATTTGCAATCACATGAAATTCTGCTTCACCACCACAGAACGGGCATGGTTTCAGTTCTTTACTCATTCAACATCACTCCAATCTAATTTCTGACCACAATCACAATACATCGCACATACACTCCGGTCTAGGTGGTGTTTGCATGATGGGCACTTCCCACCTCTGCCAGATGTCCCTAATCTATATTGTTCAGTCGGTTTCTTCGACTTCTGCTTCTCGATTGCTTCTCTGCATTCTTCCACCGTGCCGATTGCACGGTACTGCTGTACCTCTTCCAGGGCCTTGGTAATGTAATCTGTCTCTGACCTCATAAGATATTTGTTACTTCTTACTCGTCCTATAAGTTCTCTTATCTCATTCTTCGTCATAACTAACTCCTTTCAACAGTTCCAGATTGTCAAATCTATTGCCGATAACTTCATAATCAAAACCGTCAATAGAAATATCATCTACACATTCATCAAGCGTCATCGGAAAATTACAGCCCATAGCTCTCACATCGAATCTTGCTTTGCACTCATTCCACAGAACCAAACATCTGTAAAATGCCGCTCCACGCTTAATGCTACCATTGATAATATCATTCTCCCAAATCAGATTACCGTTCTTATCCATAAGTCCGGTGCACTGGCAGACGGTGGACGGGTCTACCGAATAAAAATTAATATCATCTTCACTCCATACCTCAATTTCTTCAATCTCGCCATCTTCATCATAACTCGGTAATCCATATTCCCATTCGCCATTATCTTTCCGCTTGCCACGGAATAAAAACCTATTCTCCATTGTGTTTCACCTTTCTTCTTTTGATCTGATCTAACATGATCTTCGATACCTCTGGAAGTCTTAAGCTCTCCATGCATCCATTATGCAGACCGCTTTCCTCATTCCACTTTGCCACCGGGCATTTCTTGCAGAGAGTGTTCGTACAGAATTCTCCGATCTGCCGGATAGTCAATTCTTTATTTGTCATCACTTTCCCCCTCCATTTCTTTCAGCTTAGCCTCGGCTTCCTCTTGTGATAAAAACCAGGTTTCCTTGTACATCTTTTCTAGCAGGATTCGGTCTGTACCATATTCCCGATCTTTATCACACTCCATGTACCATCCTTTTTCTGTAAAAGTAATCAAGGCTACTTTCTGATGATAAACTTTGTTGTTCTCTAGGTACCCTGCAAAGATATTCATCCTGAAATTCACTTCACTTGGAACTATATATACATCTGAGCCAATTTTGCACGGCAATCGCAGAAGCAATCCCTGCTCCTCGGCATCCTCATAAGCAGCAAGTTTATTAATCAGTGCCTGTAGATTCGCCTTTCCATATTCATAAGGTGTATCTATCGGATTTATAGATTCATAATCATTTCCGTTTCCCATATATTCAGTTAATCTCTCCATGCTATTCCTCACTTTTACATTCTTATTTTTTTATTTTATTTTTTTCGAAATCAAACATATTTCCATTAAAAATAGTAAAGGAGATATTCCATCTGGAATATTATTAATTCTTTCTGGATTTCTAATCTTAATCACCTTCATTCTTTTTTAAAAAGCTATTTTTAAAATCTTCTAATAATTCATCTGCAGAAACAATAGCAATATCTTCTATTAAACCAACATCATTAACAATACAGTGTTCATCCGTGTCAATGACACAAGCAGAATATTTTTCGTTTGATAATACCCATTTTACAAATGCTTCCGCTCCATTAAAATAATCTCTTTGACGACTATTAATCCAATTTACTACACCTTTATTCCTTCCGATTCCATCTCCTAATGACATATTATTTCTCCTTTTGATTTGATTGGTCTTTTTTCTTATTACTGCATATCCTTCTGGATGTATTCCGTTTTTCATATCTCCTACCTCACTTCCTTCCACCAAGCGAATCATTCTCAACCATGCTGCATATAATATAAGCAGGCGGTATCGATATATGATTGCTTGGTTTTGTTATTTATATTTAAAACTTAAGGGTTAGGCAAACCGGAGTTGTCCGGTCTGCTCTGCCTCAACTCTCATGTTTGGTGTACGCTTTGCTACACACAGCTCCGGTAAATTTGCTTTTACCAATGCTGCCGGTATTGGTGGACATACTGCATTGCCGCATCTTCTCACCTGCTCGCTTCTCGGATATATTTTCCCGGTGTAATCATGGTCAATTATGTAATCATCCGGGAATCCCTGGCACCTGTACTGTTCTTTCGGTTCCAACATCCTCAACCCAATATCATATATCTGATATTTCGTACCGTATACCTCTACCAATCCAAAACGGTCCTTTGATGTTAAAGTGTCCAACGGATCTCGAATGTCATGTCCGCCCTCTTCCGAACCATAATATTTAATCAGATATGCCATTATCAACCCAAAGTGTCCAGGCGATGTTTTCACCGTATGCAATGGCTCTCTTATATCCTGTCCGACTCCACTCTTGTAAAATTTGCTCACAAATGCACACACAAGTCCGTATCTGTTTGACCCATCCAACGTCATAAGCGGGTCTGTTATTTTCTGTCCTCTTACATCGTTTCCATTATAGGAATGGTACTGGATAAGGAATGGCATTTTCCCGTCTACGATAAATGGTTCATCTTCATCTATAACAAACTTTTTAAGTCCTCTTCCTATCCGGTCCATTGTTTTCTTTGCCAGCGGTCGAACCGCACGGATTCCGTACTTTTCTTTGATTTCTTCCGAAGTATCAAATATACTCGGACAGGGTAACGAAAAATCAAATTGCGTATATGCTCCTACGTATGGTTTCAGCAGTCCTGTCTTAACAGCTTCACTGTCCACTGGTCCATGCGTTGGCTCTGGCCAGACAATCGGTTTACCATCGCACCGGGCGATCATGAAAAATCTCTTTCGCATTGTAGGTGCACCATAATCCGCAGCAATCAATTCTTTTGTCTGAACCGTATATCCCAATTCCCACAATTGTTTTATGAACTTTCGATATGTCTGCCCTTTTTTCTTCTTAATTGGATGGTGTCGCCGGTTTAGCGGACCCCATTGCTGAAATTCTTCTACATTTTCCAGCATGATAACTCTCGGTCGCACCAGCCCCGCCCATCTTAAGGCTACCCATGCAAGGCCTCTGATATTTTTGTCTTTTGGCTTGCCACCTTTTGCCTTGCTGAAATGTTTACAATCCGGAGAAAACCAAGCAAGTGCAACGGGATGCCCGCCACATGCTTTCACAGGGTCTACCGTCCATACATTTTCGCAGTAATGCTTTGTATTTGGATGATTAGCCTTATGCATTTTAATTGCTTCCGGGTCATGGTTAATGGCTATATCAACACTATATCCAGTTGCCAGTTCTATTCCTGTGGAAGCTCCGCCACCGCCAGCAAAATTGTCTACTATCAATTCTCCGTTAATCATTGTGCTACCTCCGGCATAAAATCAAACAGTGTCGGCTCGTCTACTTCATTCTCCGCTGCCTGCAGGTAACCCACTCCATCCCGGAAGTAATCCGGATTCAGTTCACATCCTTTTCCGTACCGGTGCATCTTGACCGCTGTCATTGGCACTGTCATTAGTCCACCAAATGGGTCATACACTGTATCACCCTCGTTGCTGTACCGATTGATGATTCTTTCCACTATGTCAATCTGCAATGGGCAAACATGCATCTGCGCCCTCCTCCGGCTCTGAGTAGTATTCAAAGTCCGCATCCGGTTAATATCATCCCAGACTTCAAGCTGATTCCATGATCCGGGAGCAACCACCATGAATGTAGCTGGTAATTTTCCATTTTCATCTAAATCCTCGGCAAGTTTCACATGCTCTGCATAATCATAAACTGTGTCACGACTATAATCTCTATAGACTTTCTGGAGACTGTCCACCGGGAAATCTTTCAATTCTTCTTTACTTACAAGCCTGTCTCCTGAACTTCTCCAATATCCATGTGCATCTATCTGCCACTGTGCCCGTGTATAATCTTCTTTTGATTTCTTTACTGGCACATCCGCATAAGCTGTCGAGCGGTCAGTAGGCAGCTTACGGAAAAGCAGGATATATTCCGGGCAGCCAACTCCCATCTTAGAACCATCCTTACACTGCTCTGTCCATCCAAGGCGGTATGTCTGGTTATTCTCCCTGACCACATCCGTTACTACCGTAATCATTCCAAAATACTGGAAGCCATATTTCATATAATGCTCAATGCAAAGTGCATGGAATGGCTCTATAGTCGGCATTCCGGTACCAGTGGCATTTCCAAATAAAACTCTGTCTTTCACATGGATTGCTGCCACTCTTCCCGGCTTAAGAACGCGAAGCAGCTCCGGTGTCAGATAACACATCTGTTCAAAAAATCGTTCTGTATTCTGATTATGTCCAAAATCGTTATAATTGGCACTGTATTCATAGTGATTACCGAATGGAATAGAGGTATGTATCAAATCAATGCTGTTACTTTCCATTGCTCTGGTTTCTTCCACACAATCACCATATACTGCTTCATAATGGTTTCCTCTTACTGTTCTTTCTTCTCTGCTGCCTTCCACACCCATCTTCCTTTCTAACCGCTGTGCCTTATTTGCGGAATTTAATCCATATTTCTTTACAATTTCTATCATCTTATCCACCATGTGATTATGATTTTTCCACTTTTCCAGAAGTGCTTCTTTTATCTGCCGCTCATTCTCCATATAGATGATATCAATCACCACTGGTTCTTTCTGCAAAAAACGATAGCATCTATGTACTGCCTGGATAAAATCATTGAATTCATAATCAATTCCAAGGAATATCTCCCGGTGGCAATATCTCTGAAAATTACAACCAGAACCGGACAATGATTTTTTCGTTGCAAACAGTTTTGTCCTGCCTTCCGAAAATTCAATTACTCTCTTTTCTCTTAAGTCATAATCCATAGATCCATATATATCCACCACTTCCGGAAGTGCCTTTTTAATTGCATGACGCTCATTTTCCAAATCATGCCATAAAAGGAAATGCTCTTCCGGGGATTCTGCAACAATCCGCTTCATTTCCGCAACTCTCTTATCAATGCTGTCCCTTTTTACTGCTGCAGCTTCTTTTAATCCTTCTGCAGCTTCCTGAAACAACTGTATCTGGCCATCTCTGTCAGCTGTATCTCCATAGTGGACAGGTAATTCATGCCATTTTACGTCCAGTGGAGGCAAATCATATCCTTCATCCGAATAATCCGGATTTAAATCTGAAGGTTTCGTGATAAAAAGTGCCCAACTGCTTACCCACATCCAGAATTCATCTTCCATATTCGGATACAACGTCAAATTATTAGCTTTCGTACTGTCTCTTTGAAAGAATCTTGTTAATGCCTGTCCGGTATCCATCACTTCCAGATATCCGGCATAATGTATCAATTCCTTATACTTATTTGGTGATGGTGTAGCTGTTGCCACCAGCTTATACGGTACATTCTTGAATTTATCCAAAAATGTCTGATATGTCTTACTGCCAAAACTCCTTAAAACACTGGCTTCATCCAATGATGTGGCTATAAAGTATTCTGGCCGGATGTCTCCATCCCGGACACGCTCATAATTTGTCAATACAATCTGGCTTGTACTCTTTTCTACTTCTTCCATTGTCCGGCAGTATTCCGGCTTTTCATATCCAAGCACATCTACAGCATCCCTGTTAAACTCCTGCTTTACTCCAAGCGGAAGTACAATCAATGCTCTTCCACCACACTGCTCTGCTGCCAAATGGCAAAATTCAATTTCCTGCACTGTTTTTCCCAATCCAAAAGATTCAAACAATGCACGCCTGCCACCCTTTAATGCCCATATAACAGCATCTCTCTGATGTGGCTTTAATATTTTATTTACTTTTTCTGGCTCTACAACAAATCCACTATCTGTTGCAAGCTCTATCTTCGATTCTAAAAATTCTTTGTATGTCATTTTTCAAAAAGGAACCTGCTATAGCGTTACCCCGGCCGGAGGTTCGGCTCCTTTCTTGAATTTTTACTTACTTTGATTTATTATTATATTGTCTCTATGATAGGCAGGCGGGTAGAACCGTTTGGGGGAAGGGAATTCGGTTGGCAGTCATAAAATTCATTGCAACTTTAATAATTGCCCTTTGTACTTTTAGTACAGAAATGGAGAATGCTATGGCAAAACAAATCCCAACCACACAAACAAGTAACACTTTGGTCAGCACAACTGCCGACCGCCCTTCTACCTATCCTAAAGACTTTTATTTTATACTTAAGTAACACATAATCCCGCAATCCGGCATAATTTCTGTATTCATGTCTCCCCTATTCGGTTCTAACTCATCCAGATATACCGGACCGTTTTTATCTTTCAACATGGAGTGTCCTACTTCTCTTTCCAACTTCACCCGACCAATGAATATCTCTGGAAAATCTTTTCTGATTCTATTCCAGTAACCCATACCACCTTTAACGCATCCAATACAATTATTATTTGGATATCCAAGGTCATACATCAAAGGTCGGGCAAATGCAAAAGTCCGTTCAAACAGTCCATGTACCTCTTCTTTCGATAAATTCTTTTCTATGAGTGGGAATTCATGTGCAGCCTGCGGATTGGCTTCTATCGTCCGCTCGGCTCTGTCCCTTTCCTTAAGGTCGAATCCCCAGACGTAAGTCAACTCACAGTCCTTATGCTGCTCTTCCCACTCTTTTCTCACCCTCTTTTTCAACCAGTTCGTACAAGGTGCAAATCCATTCGCCGGATTTCTGAATCCACCAAAGGCTCTTACACAATCTTCCACACACCGGTATTCTTTCGATTTCAATATCTGTATTTCTTTACCGATTGCATTCTCGCAATCCTTAATGAATCTGATACTATCCGGATGTTGGTCAGCTATATCTATGTAAATCCATTCGTCTACATCACCAGCTAAATATCCAGCCATAAAACTACTGATACCTGCACTTACCCAACATACTTTTAATTTTTTCATGACAACCACTTAACAGAAATAATCCTGTGTCCGTGGATAAGAAATTACGGCTTCCCATAGTGCCTGCTGCACTGCAAATTAAATTCCTTTTGTTCTCGCCTTTCTTCACCTTTAGGCGGTCAACCTTGGTCTACCAAGGCTTCTGTCATTACTCCTTTCTCATTCCATTTGCTTTTAAAATCTCATCTATGCAGGCATTCCAGCCTTTATCAAATCTTCCATTATCACAATAAGCAGGATGATTTGCTTTCTTCGGCAGTTCCCGAAGCGGACACCAATCCGGCTTTTCTCCGTCTGGTAAAAGTTTTCCTGTCGCACAGCACAGATATTCGTCATCATTCTCTGTCTCATAGCACAATGTACATTTCTGGCATACCTGTTCCGGCATATCCATAACCAATACTGCTTTAGCCATACAATCACCCTTTCTTTTTCTTCTTAGGCTTAAACTTAAAAACATCATTTTTCTGACGGCTTACCATGCTACGATAGCCGTTCATCTTACTGGCTCTGCTTTTACTCATACCTCACACTCCTTTCGGTTTCTCACACCGCTCAAACTCGATAACCCACACCCACGGATTGGCATCCCAACCGTAGCAATTGAGGTTTGATTTCTTGATGGTGCTGTTCCAGATTTTAATAAAATGCTCTCTGGCTGTATGTATGCGATCATATTCATTCTCCGGGCTGTGAATAAACCCTCTGTTATCTATCGCTCCTTCTGCTTTTGCTCCATCTTCAGTGACATCCTGCAACCGCTCAATTCTAACATTCGTAACCTTAAGCCAGATACGTGCCGCTCCTTTTGGCATGTGTATGGATGGGTGCCATTTTCCACGCCATCCTTCCGGTCGCAGTTCTCCATCTGCCCGGTAATAATATACACAATGTCCGCGCATATGACCGGCTTCATTAACTGGAAGCGCACACCACGTTTCGCGAACGTAGAGAATATCTCCCGGTGCATACCTATACGGCGGCTTAACGTATTGAATAGAACCACCATATTCATCAATGCCAAATCCAAAGCATCCTGCCTTTTTCTTTTCTGTACTGTCGGTAACAAAACCGAGCGGGCATGTATGCTTTTCGTCTGGCTGTGGCTTTTCCAACCGTCTGGTACAAGACTTTCTCCCGTCCAGAATCGCCCGAACCATCTCTGTATTGAATAAAATCGGTTTAATTGCCATCTACTCCACCACCTTTTACAATCTCAATAGCCTTTTCATAGGCTATAAGCATTCCTAATTCCTTTGGTTTATCATTTACAATATCATCAAGTACCCTATTTACTGGGACAAGGCTTTTCAGCTTTTCCAACTGCTTCACAACCTTGTCCGGGTCATCATTTACCCTCCTGTTCCATGTTTCCTTTGCTTTTTCCTGCGCGTCCATCTTGTTAGCAAAATCTCCAATTTTTACATATGGACCAGCACTGCCACATTTACCGCATATAATCTTGTATCCCTTGGTTCCCATTTTTCTCACTCCTACTCTGCGATCATGGCAGCCACAGAATGGACACGGCTTAAGCTCTTCTTTTACTTCTGCCATTGCTCTTCACTCTCCTTCCTGCACAGGTATTCCAGTACCTACATCCTCTATCACATTTTTTGCCTTTCTCGTATTTACACATTGCCAGCCTTCTTTCCATACCGGGCATTCATTGTCCGCCATTCCCGAAGCATCTGAGGTGTGAATCTTGATAATGACCGGTCATAATAGCTGCTCTCAGATTCTTCTCCAACATATCTCCGAAATGTGTAACTGCCTTTATATTTCAGTTGCCGGCGAATGTATTCTGTTAAATTTTGCTTTCTAAATCCAAGCTGATTACAAATTTCCTTACTGGCGACTTTCTCCATGACCAGCTCGCCATCTTTGAATACGTTGTAATAATATTTTGCCAAAGCCTACTCCTTTCCAGCCGCCAGCAGCTTCCCTTCAAGCTCTCTGTAATCATATGAACGTTGTTCGAAGTTCGTGAACTTATTCCCCTTGGTATTATTGGGTTCGGCGGCTGCATCCTTCCTCCCCCAGTTACGAACTGCGGCTTTCCAATCTTTCATTTTGTTCTTCCCTACCATCCAACCCTTTGAAGAATAGAAATCAACAAAACGCTCTGCATCAACAGTGGTGATTCCTTTCTCTTTGCAGTAATCTGCTACATCTTGTGTGGTAGGGGGCACGAAGTGCCTTTTCTCTATACTCTCTTTTAATTCATTAACATTATCATTATCATATTCATTATCATTATCAGGTTTTTTTGCTTTCGTTTGCTTTTCCGAAAAACCATTTGCTTTTTTTGCTTTTTCAGATAAACCATTTGCTTTCGTGGATGGTCTGCCACCTAACTTCCCGGATTCTCTGCGTTTTTCAACAGTTGCCTGGTACTTTTCACTGTCTCTGTCCATCTGCACTTTTATGAAGCTGAATGCCATCCGTGTCATACCGTCCATGTCTGGAAGTGGCTCACCGGATGCATAATTCATGATGGCAGTGAGCAGCAATCCACGCTGTTCCATTGTTAGAAGGTTGATATGCTCTGCGTAAGTGGTATACATGACAAAGCTGTTTTTATCCATCACTACCACCGCCCATACAATCAAATATACTTATCTGGTTTTTCTCCACTTCATTCTGGCTCCTGGCATATTTCTTAATCTCAGACAGTTTCTTTCGAATCCTCACCGTTCTGTGATTCTCCTGTGCCAGATACAACTTCACCAAATGCATTTCATCTGCCGCCGGCTGAAAATATCCTTTGCCATCCTGCATATTAAGAATTGGATGCTCACTGGTGCATTCCTTTTCTATCATTTCTCTGACCGTTCTATCTGATAATCCGGTCATTGTAATAAGATACTGCCTTGTGACTGCATTCTTATGCCCTACCGGTATGTAATCAATCACATTCAATATCATCACCTGCCCTTGTTATCTCTACTTCCGTTCTTGGATTCCATTTATCATAAGATACCCTGCTGCCATCCGTAGACTGAATGATTTTAAAATTATCATCTTCCAACACACCATATTTCACCAGAATGTCATGCAATGCTTCATGTAAATTGGTAAGGTCAACCTTCCGCTTGGTCTGCATATAAAAGACTGCTTTCACATTAACCGGATAGTCTATTGGTTCTGCCACCTTTGGCATGAACGGCTTACAAGCCTTTTCATATTTCTTATACGCTGCAGATGGAATAATAAATGGTCTGCCATTCTTACCGGTAACAATCTGCTGGCTGTTCTTCTTTGTAATTGGTTTTAATTTAATTGTGAATTCCACTGTCACTCCTTTCCCCTCCCACTGATGCCAGCAGGAGGTAAAGCCTTGCTTTCAATAAGTAACAAATTTGTGATATGTAATAAAAATGTCAGTAAATCGGTTTCTTTCGCATTCCTGCGGGTGTTTCAACCCTATAGGTAGGATTTTCCAAAGATACTGATAAAATCCTCTCTTGAGCCGTATGTATGCTCAAATACATCCTGCGCCAATCTCTTATAGGCAAGGTCTGTATTCCGGCACAGATGCGGTCCTCTATTTCCTTCATGGTGTTCATAACACAATGGAAGAATCATGTTGTATTTAATAGAATCATCTCTGTTCTTTCCAAAGAAAACCTCATGCTTATGTGGATGTGGTTTTCCACACTCATAGCAATAATCCAGTGAATCTACTAAGATGCTTTTCCGTTTGTCTGCCATAATGCCTTTAACCTCTCTATCTCTTCTGGTGTTTCTGTCTGTATTCCCAGTTCTTTTGCTTCGGATACCACTCCATCTATGAATACCGACATTTCCTTGGTGTCATACTCACTGGAACCTTTTATCATGGCATAAGCGGTAAATGTACCATTATCCCTTATCTTTTCCCAGTGACCTTCTATCCGGCTCATGTCCACAGTGCTTTTTACTGTAATAGTTATGTATCCGGCTTCATCTTCATAAAGCACACCATATCGTCTTAGCATTTCCTCATAGACTTCTTCCTTACTGGTATTCAGTACTGCTGCAATCTTACTCATAAGAACCCATGCATAAGCATTTGCATCAAGGCTTCTCTTCTGTCGGTATTTCACCGCTTTAATTGATAACTTGTCCAAATCCTTAATGCTGTCGTAATGCTCTTTAATGGCTGCGTCCTCGTTTACCTCAAAGGTAATCTTGAATTTACCAGAATCACCATAATCTTTTACAACACCAACTGCACGACCAGTGAACTCCATTAACTTTCTTTCCTTCCTGCTTTTGCCGCTATTGTCACTTCCAATTTGCGAATCAACTTATTCCACTGATTAATATCCAGTTCCTGCAATGTATTGACATGGAATAATTCCACCACGCTTTCCATTGATACCTCAGCTTCCTTTAATTTCTCCAACAGGACATTGTACTTAATATCATCAATCTTCTGCATTGCGTACTGCTTGAACACCACTTCCATGTCCTGATTTACAATTTCCAGTTCATTGATTTTTCTGTCTGATGTATAAGAAATCTGATTCACAAAGAACTTGTCCCTTGTAGTGCTTTTTCCATCGGAACTCGTCTTAATATGGCAATACTTTTCCGGAATCCATATGAATGGTGCCGTATATAATTCTCTGCCGATACCATGCTTTACACAGGCTCTCTTAAAAGCATCTGATGCTCTTCCTTTCTCTTTAGCGGTATAAGATGCTGTTCCTACGTCCTCTTTTGAAATCCACATCTGCTTCTCAGTATCCCAGACCGATATAATGCAATATAAATCTCCGTCAATCACTTCATATCTATCCTGCCATCCAAGTTCTCCATATTTTTCATCTAACCGCTTCTGTCCGTCTCTGGATGTTACATATAGAAGAAGTGATAAGCCTTTTTCGGATATCTGCTGCACTCTGCAGCTTATTTCATTTGCCTGTAATAATGTACTTTCCATTCTTAATCCTCCACAAATACAATCATTCCATCCAGACACCGGTCACATATCCGCTCACCGTTTATCTGGTGATAACTTTCATCTTGAATTCTTTCGCCACAGCAATCACACATTGGTCTTTTCCGCAACCACTCTTCCTGCTCTGCGTCATGCTGTTCCCATAAATCATAATTGTCAGGCATCTTTCTTATCCCTTCTGTAATAGTGTCCAAAGTAACTACCATCTGCCTTTGAATTGATAGAATATGTCACATTATCATCTATCTTAATATCCGCATCATAAGAACCATCCGATTCTACACTTATCGATAATGACTTAGCGGCAAACTGTACTCTAAATACATCTAAGACCTCTGCCATTCTATCTATTAACACTAAATCTCTTTTTTCTACGTTTCCGTTACGCATTTACTAGCTCCTTTCTGAAATCCATTACAAACTGGCCAGATACATCAATTCGTAAAGCCTGCTTAAAATAGCTTTCCTGTTTTTCTGTTTCTTCCCGGCAGTCATCACACACACCGCCAACCAGTTCCCCAGCATCTACATTTGCCTTACACTTCTTACAGGTATACATAAGACCATCTTTCTTTACTTCTCGCTGAATTTGTGTTACAATGCACGAAATGGATATTTTATATCCCTCGTAGGGATGATGCGAACTCGCCAAAGTTTTGACGCATCATCCTTTTTTAATGTAACAATCATCTTTACTCTCCTTGCAAGTCTGCTTGTCCACGTTATAACCAATCCATATCAGCAATGTTCCAATTACTCCCACTGCTCCACAGATAACCGGATTTGTATCGTAGGAACTGAATCCTAATATCATTCCAACAAAGCCTATTCCTGCAATTATGTCTCCAAGATACTTCATAGCTTGTCCTTCCTGCCGCTTATGCGGTCTTTGGTGCTATTACAATGCTATCTGCTGCCTGCTGATTTAACTTATTCCCAGCAATTTTCTTTTCTTCATCCGTTAAGGTATTGACATTTCTATAATTCGTGTCATCACCAAACCGGATATAAACATTGGTCTTCACTTCACCACCTCCAGTACATCTTATGTTGTTACGCTTGTACTTCATTTCTGGAATTCATGCGTGAATCACTTTCTTCTCACACAGAATCGTAATAATAAAACTGTTTACCGATACCCCTCGCTTTTTTTGCCTGCTCTTTAATCTGGCAATATAACTTCTCTGGCATCCGAATTGTTGTCTGAACCATTCAGCCACCTCTTTTCTTTTGTGATATTGAAATGATAGCAAAATGAAAGAGGTTTCCTGATGAACGTTAGCTCATGTGTTTGTCAAGTCATTCTGTTTGGTTGAATTTTATTCAACTTTGTTTGCAAAAAAAATAGAATCTCGTTTCTTATTAGTCAAATTTAAAATTTTCTGCATAGATAAAATCTCAGATGCCTTAAACTCAGTCTCATTATTTATTTTCTTATAAAGACCTTCTCTTGTAATTCCCAGTTTCCTTGCTATTGCTGTTATAGTAATTCCAGAATCAACAATTTCTTCATTAAGCAAAGTACTATCCGTCAACTCTCTTCCTCCTTTCTTGGTTGATTTTCATTCAACCCTTGTTTATCATATCTCAACGTTGAATATCTGTCAACTATTTTTTACAAAAATGTTGAATAAAGTTCATTTCTATGATATTATCCTTTTAGAAGGAAGGTTGGTGACTGATATGACTATACAAGAAAGCATGGGGTTAAAAATAAAAACCTTACGCGAAAGTAAAAAAATGTCACAAGCAGAACTTGCTGCTTTAGTTGGATATAAAGATAAAACAGCCATTGCTAAAGTTGAAGCTGGCAAAGTAGATTTACCACAGACTAAAATATCCGCCTTTGCTAAAGCATTAAATACATCTATATCATACTTGTTTTCAGATGATGAACCAGAACCACAGCCGCAAACAATTGCAGCTCACTTTGATGGTGATGAATACACAGATGAAGAATTGGACGAAATAAGCAAATTTGCAGCCTTTGTAAAATCCAAAAGAAAATAAGTCCATTTTATGGGACACATTCATGTTTATAATGAGATGGAAGGGAGTGATAACATGACAAAATACGAAGAAATTCTTGACCAAGCACATAATAATAATGTGCCGGTATATGAGAATTACAATTTTTCTAATAGAATAAAAGGACTTTACTGTGATGGTTCTATTGCCCTTAATCAAAATCTGGCTACCAGTACAGAAAAGGCTTGTGTCCTCGCTGAAGAATTAGGACACCATTACACCGCAACCAGGGATATAATTGACCAGTCCACGGTGGAGAATCGAAAGCAGGAAATGCGTGGCAGATTGGTAGCCTATAATAAAATGGTTGGTCTCCGGGGACTTGTAGAAGCCTACAACCACCACTGCTGTAATTTAGAGGATACCGCTGAATATCTGGAAGTTACTCCAGAATTTTTACAGGAAACTATAGCTTGCTACCGCAGTAAATACGGTATATGCACTACAGTTGATAACTATGCTGTTATTTTTGAGCCAAATCTGGCTATCTTAAAATTAATATAGGGGGATATAATACTATGACGATTAAAGAAGCAATAAAAGAAAGTGGCACATATAATCCATTAATTGGCTTATCCATTAAAGAAGCAGAGCGACAATTACATAACAATGAATCTGTATTATTTGCTATGAACGCCAATGTAGCCTTATCACCAGTTTCCAATTCCTTAAATACTAATAATCTAAATATAAAAGGAAAACTTAATGGTGTATTTGTTATAACGAATGAACGGGTCTATTTTAGCAATAACTCACTCGGTACAACACAATACAAATCGATTCAATTATCAGACATTCAATCTGTTGATGACAAAGCTAACTTTTTAGGATTAGGAGTCATCAGAATAAAAGGCATTACAGAGGAATTTGTAATTGATGTAGCGAAAAAACTGTTACCTACTATCAAAGACTGCTTAAATGAAGCAATAAAAAAGCAAATCCAAACTCCTTTAGTAAACGAATCATCTGGTGACTATATCCACCAGATTGAACAACTTTCTAACTTGCTGAACCAAGGCATCATTTCACAGGAAGAGTTTGACTTTAAGAAAAAGCAGTTATTGGGAATGTAAATTATATAGAGGTAGATCACATAAATATGTTTTTTGATAAACTAATAAATATGTTTAAAATTGACAAAACGGATAGTAATAAGAATGCATATACTTATAGAAATCAATCTTATTTAAGCAATTTTTCACTATCTGATATACAACAATATAATGGAATGCCTTTTTATATAGACCATAGCTTATTAATGTATGTAACTCATGTATATATTCCATTTTCAAAACAGAATGAATCTATATGTCTTGAACATATAAAACAATTAAATGCATTAATATTTCCATTGAAAAAATACACGCAAAATACTTTTATTCCAGAAACTTTTTGGTGTAAGGAAAATCCTAATCCATTCCTTGACGATTATCCATCACAAATAAGATTTGCACCTTTTACCCCCAGTGGAAGGCAATCTAAATACCCCGTTTCTGCATTTATTTCTAATATGACAGAACTTTATGGGAATTATGGTATTCAACAAATTTTTTATAAGTGTAATGGAAAAATAGGAAAAGCTGATTTATCCTATTCCCAAAATGAAAAAGCTGGCTTTAGAATACAAATCCGAGAAAAAGCCGGTGCATTATATGTTAGACGTATAGATAAAGTGTATAAAGTAAGAGAGTCAAACTCTCCTGTTCCATATTTAAAGACAGAAATTCAATATATTTTAGACTAAAACAATAGAAAATAAAAACCGCCCTACTCTTTCAAGCAAGGCGGTCAGCTTCCGGATTAATACGAAAGCCCTACACAAGCATATTGTATCATTCCGGAAGCAGCTACGCAAGCGGAACACCCGTTCCTCGCCGGCTGTTATTTTTGTACCCATTTTTTCATACACTTAACAAAGGAGTGATAAC